AGCTAAAATAGATTCACTCCAACACGAGATTGATTCTATTGATTTAGTAAACGATACATTAGAAATGGGAATTGCTGTTCTAGACAAAGACAACGATTACCTTTCTAGCAAAGTAGTTTCTTTGAATAACAAGGTACAAGACCTTAAAGGTGATTTGAAAGATGCACAACATGCACTAGCTTATACACCTACACAAGTAGATAGCTTTTTTGTAGCTAATTACAAAGAGGAATATGCTAAAGTATCTAGTGATACTACTCATCTACCTGTTGAAGTTAGTAAAGCTGTTGTAGTTGATTTGAAAGAAGGCCAAGTAAACGAAAAGATTGTTGTAGCACAAGATAGCGTTATTCAAACACAAGCTTCATCAATCCAAAATAGAGAGGCAGTTATTGTAACTCTTAGACAAAAAGAGACTAACTACCAATCTATCATACAAAAGCAAGTAGAACAAGGCGAGAACTATAAGATTCAAATTGATGGTTTGAAACAAGACCTCAAGAAGACTGATAGAAGAGTGAAGATGAATAAAATACAAAAGTTCGTTTTAGGAGCTTTAGTAATAGGTCTTGCTGTAACACACAAATAATGTCTGAACAACAGATACAGATAAAGGAGAGGATTAGAGAGGAGTTTGTTAAATGTGCGACCGATCCGGTTTACTTCATGAAGAAGTACTACATGATCCAGCACCCACAAAAAGGCAGACAATTCTTTAATCTTTATCCGTTTCAAGAGAAGGTTTTAAAACTGTTTCAGAAACACGATTATTCTATAATCAATAAGTCAAGACAGTTAGGTATCTCTACTCTTGTTTCGGCTTATTCGTTGTGGTTAATGTTGTTCAACAAAGATAAAAACGTTCTTGTTATTGCTACTAAGCAAGATACAGCCAAGAACATGGTAACAAAAGTAAGGTTCGCTTACCAAAACTTACCAACATGGCTTAAAATAGGAACGTCTGAAGATAACAGACTGAGTCTTAGACTAGCGAATGGTTCTCAAATCAAAGCGGTTTCGGCGGCAGGTGACGCGGGTCGTTCTGAGGCGGTATCACTCCTAGTCATAGACGAGGCTGCGTTCATTGACAATATTGAAACAATCTTCACTGCTGCTCAACAAACATTGGCAACAGGTGGTGGTTGCGTGGCGTTATCAACTCCTAATGGTGTAGGTAACTGGTTTCACAAAACATATTTGTCTGCTCAAGAACAGCAAAACAGGTTTTTACCAATATCACTTCCTTGGACAGTACACCCAGAACGTAATCAGGATTGGCGTGATGAACAAGACAGAATATTAGGTAAACGTAATGCTGCTCAAGAGTGTGATTGTGACTTTGCAACATCAGGTAATACAGTTATAGAACCAGAAATATTAAGTTGGTATGAAGAGACACAGCTTTCTGAACCGATTGAACGTCGTGGACTTGATAAAGCGTTATGGATTTGGGAATACCCTGATCCAACTAAGTACTACACAGTTGTGGCTGACGTTGCACGCGGAGACGGTAATGACTATTCTGCTTTTCACGTTATTGATATTGAGTCGATAACACAAGTTGCAGAGTTTAAGTCACAAGTAGATACGAGAGACTATGCTAATATATTGTTAAGCATAGCTTCTGAATATAATAACGCCTTACTAGTTGTTGAAAACGCAAACATAGGTTGGGACGTTATACAAACAGTGATAGAAAGAGGTTACACAAACGTTCATTATAGTTACAAGCAAGACCAACAAATGGACTTCAGTAAGTATATTGATAGGTTTAATACTCAAACAGGATTAGTTCCTGGTTTTAGTATGACAGAAAAGACAAGGCCTCTAGCAATTGAGAAGATGAGAGACTGTGTAGAGAACAAATTGGCTAATATTAAGTCAATTAGATTGTTAGAAGAGTTAAGAGTCTTTATCTGGAAAAACGGCAAAGCTCAAGCGATGCAAAGTTATAACGACGACCTTGTTATGTCTTTCTCAATCGCTATGTACTTAAGAGAAACATCTCTTAGATACAGAAAGAATGCTGAGAATTTGACTTACGCTGCTCTTGATAGTTACACAAAAACTGGTGATAAGAGTATGGCGTACAATGCAAATAATCAGTACAATCAAAACCCTTGGGTTATGACAATAAACACACCTCAAGGAGGTGATATGCAAGATTTAACTTGGTTAATATAAATATATGGCAGAACAACAAAGACAAAACAACTTATTCTCTACTTTAAGACGTCTATTTTCAACTGACGTTATCATTCGTAATGAAGGTGGAGATATGCTTAAAGTTGTTGACACCGATACAATACAAAGATCAGGTGTTATTCAGACAAACTCTTTAATTGATAGATTCAACAAAGTATACACTACGTCAACTGCGTATGGTGTTAACTTGAACTTGTCACAAAACTATCAATCTGCAAGGGTTCAAATTTATGCAGACTATGATGCAATGGACACCGATGCTATTTGTTGTTCAGCATTGGACATCGTTGCAGACGAATGTACACTTAAAAACGAACAAGGTGAAGTATTACAAATTAGATCTTCTGACGAGAATATTCAGAAGCTCCTCTACAACTTATTTTATTCTGTACTTAATATTGAATTTAATCTTTGGTCTTGGGTTCGTAACATGGCTAAATATGGTGACTTCTACCTCAAACTAGAGATCGCAGAAAAGTATGGTGTTTACAATGTAATTCCTTTCTCAGCATATAATATTATCCGTGAAGAAGGATTCAATCCTAAAAACCCTCAAGAGGTTAGATTCAAATACGATCCTAATGCAACACTTGCATCATCTACAGGATATAGTTCTATCAGAAATGAAGATACTGGTATTTGGTTTGACAACTTTGAAATGGCCCACTTTAGATTGACTGGAGATGTTAACTATCTTCCTTATGGTAGATCTTATTTAGAGCCTGCTCGTAAGTTGTTTAAGCAGTATGTTTTGATTGAAGATGCGATGTTGATCCATCGTATTGTTAGGGCTCCTGAACGCCGTATATTCTATGTAAACGTTGGTGCTATTCCTCCTGGAGAAGTAGACAACTACATGCAGAGAATGATACAGAAGATGAAGAAAGCACCATTGATTGATCCTAATACTGGTAACTATAACCTTAAATACAATCAGCAAAACCTATTAGAAGACTTCTTTATTCCTGTAAGAGGAAACGATACTTCTACAAAGATAGATACTACTAAAGGTCTTGAATATAACGGTATTGAAGACGTAGCTTATTTTAGAGAGAAGCTTTTTGCAGCTCTTAAAATACCTAAGGCTTTCATGGGTTACGAAAAAGACTTAACTGGTAAAGCTACACTTGCTGCTGAAGATATTCGTTTTGCTAGAACAATCGAAAGACTACAAAGAATTATTATTAGTGAATTAACTAAAATAGCTTTAGTACATTTATACGCTCATGGATACACAAATGAATCAGCTGCTAACTTTACATTATCTCTTACTAACCCTTCAATTATCTATGACCAAGAAAGGATAGCATTGTTTAAAGAGAAGATTGATCTTGCTAAGCAAGCAATGGAAGGATCACTACTTCCTAGAGACTTTATCTATGATAAAATATTCCACTTCTCTGAAGATCAATATGCTGAACTTGAAGACATGATCATTGAAGACAAGAAGAGAGAGTTTAGATATGCACAAATACAAGAAGAAGGAAACGATCCTGCAGAATCAGGACAAGCATACGGTACACCTCACCAAATAGCTAGTTTGTATGGTGGAAAAGAAGACTCTGTGTTGAATGTACCTTACGGATACGATGAGAAAAAGCCAGGTCGTCCTAAATCTGTAACCTCTATTATTGGTACGGACAACTCTAGATTCGGTCGTGATGCAATTGGTCAAGATGCATACAGTAAAGATGCTGAAACAGGTGAGAATGACATGGATGTGAACTACAAAGGAGGTAGCCCATTAGCTCTAGAGAACACAATGGGTGAGTTCTTAAAGAATAGGAATATGTTGCAAGGTTTGGCTAAGAAGTTTCAGCCTAGAAAGACTAAGTTATTTGAGGAATCCGATCTTTTAAGTGAGGACAATATTAAGGATGGTTTAGATTAATATATAGATATTTATTACTAGCGGACTCGTAAAAAAACTATGGCAATAAAACATTCAAAATATCGTAATACCGGTATTTTATTCGAACTCTTAGTTAGGCAAACGACCTCCGACCTACTGAATAATCAAGATTCAAAGGCGGTAAAGATTCTAAAGAAGTATTTTACTAACACAGAATTAGGTAAAGAATATAGCCTAGACAGCACCTTCTCAGCTAGTCCTAAACTATCTGAAGCTAAGGCAGAAATATTGATCTCTACTATTATTGAACAGTACAAGAAGTTAGACCATGAGAAATTGTCTAAATTGAAGTACAATTTGATCAAAGAGATCAAAAAGAGATTTTTTAGCATCAGAAAAGCCTTTAAATTGAACAATTGTTAGGTTTTCTAATTCGTAAGGTATATTGAAGTCTAAATCAAGAGAATAC